AGGTTAATTGGTAGGCTGTCATCTAAGCCTTTTGTCCCGTTTTCCTCATGTTCGCTTTGCTCATCTTCAAAGGTTAATTGCTCATGAGCCAAATCACGGGCGGCACTAGGTGGCGCGCCACGTTCAATCCATTGCTCAAAAGCAGCCTCAAATCTTTCCTTATATGTTCTCATGTCTTTTTCGGTTCGGTTATAGGTTGAAGGGCTCAGCGGCGCGCCGAAACATTTCCGCGTCACTCGGTCCGCCTGAGTAAGCCCATGCAATGGCGCCGGCCACTAGGGCTAAATAAAGGCCGGCAATGAATAGCTTGTGGATAGTCGCGATCATGCGGACCGCCTTTCCATTGCGCGCCTGGTGGCGCCGGCTAGGTGCTTGTCAAACATGCATGAGGCTATTTTCCCCTCATGTCCGCGCTCATGTAACCGGATATAGCAACATTCAGCGCCGGTTTCCTGATTATTGAATGACTTGCCAAGCCCGGCACCGTCAACCGCATTTCGGGCTAGCCCTAGGCGCGTCACGTGGTTTTCACCGTCTATCAAATCTTTGAGTCTGGATAGCACGGCGTCAACAAACTCCGGATTTCCATCTATTCGAATTCCACAAGCGCCGTATTTACTCCCGGCGGCCTTATACGGGATCGCGCGGAAATGCGGCAATATAGGCAGGTTATCTGGCAAGCTTTGCCAGGCTTTCAACGTTTCGCTCTTTTTCATGTTTTTTTTGGTTTGTGGGTTATGCCATTGCGGCGGAAATTGCGCGGCCCTTCTTTGCGCCGTGCGGGTTAATCCAGATAGACGGTTGGCGCCCCTTGGAAAGCCCGGCGCAAAGTTTGCATTGCGCGCATGTCAATCCCTTGGCGTCACTTAGGCATTCGATCGCGTCAACGGGCTTTTCAGGGGAGACGTGAAAGGTCCGGAAACCTATCGCATTGGCAAGCTTGCGACTATCTTCCGTTTCCGTAGACGCCATGAAATAGGCTGAGTAAGCGTGCGCCATTGGATTTTCCTTCCAATCATGAAAATATCCCGTCCAACCTTTGCTTGCCTCGGCGATAGCTTTTACCTTCGCAATGGGTAAAAGTGTGGGATTGCCATAAGCGCCAAACCGGATTTTTCGCCCGGCAAATATCCCCGCGTATTGGTATGGCTCGAGATCAGGGTAAATGCCACGTTGCAAACCACGAAAAACAGCCAAGGGCGCTTGGCCTACGTTGACATAGCAGCCATTGCCGCTTGCGAATGGACAACCCCGACAAATAGTCTGAGCATCGATGCCGCGCGCTACGGCTTCGACAGGGTGAATGTCCAATAGGACAAACCACACTTGGACCATGTCGCCGGTCTTGCGATTGTCGGTTTTCATGGTGGCAACAGCAGCGTATCTTTGGCCGTTTACGGTACCACGGTGCAATACATAGCCACGTGATTGCTTGCGTGATTTGCGGTATTTGATTGCTCCCGCTCCGGTGTTGGTGATTTCTTGGATCATTGCTTGTATCGTCGGTTTGTCGCAGCGTTATTGCCGGCAACAGGGAAACAAAAGCACGGGCGGAAACAAATTGCCAACAAAATCTTTAAATATATTTCACACGAGATGCAAATTTAAGCTTGCCAAGTCGCGAAACCCTTTAAAACAAGGCATTTCACGCAATTTCAAGCCATAAAGAAAATCACCAGACAAGGCAATTTCCCGCACCCTAGGGAAACGGAAAGCAAGGTAAGCCAACATTCGCCGCGTTCAAGATCACACCCTATGGATCGAATGAACGAAAAACGAGAGGGAGAAGAAGCAAGGGAAGGCAAGCAATCAATGGCCAGTAAAACCACTAGGAACCACTAGGGAATCATCAGAGAACCATCAGAGAATCCATTCACTCTCACAAAGGAAAACACTAACGCGCGTGGCTTTATTCTTTAAGCTTGATTCTTATGTTCAAGTCTTGACGCGTCGCACATCCCGCTAGGGCGTGATGGCTTTGGCTTTCGGAACGCACAGCGATTTTAATTAAATCTCAAAACATGTCAAGCTTTTCGTTCTAATTGCAACTAAGTTGCGTTAAGGGAAAGCACAAGCCCTAGCGTTCAATCGCACATTGTTCACCCGAACATCAACACATAGTGTGGCACGCCGCTAATGATTTACCACGCAATCCCAGGCCGGCGACTAATGATTAGCCAGGCACTAATGATTAGCCAGGCATCACGCCGATCACATGAACACTGCTCACATGAACACGGGGGAGGGGGTCGACAATAAAAAAATATTTTTCCTTCCGTAGCGGTCCACCCCCCTTCCAAAAAATGGCTAAAGGGCGGGTATCAGCGTTAGTAGTTTGATGACGGCGATGGTGGTTGATATTGTGGTTGTGATGATGCTTAACGATGTTGTTGACATAGGGTATGGATTTGTGTAGTTTGTGGTTGAACTTCCACGGTGTGTGGAGGTGTAACCTATTATTATTTTATGGCATCACCTGTAAGTTGGGATCTTCAAGGGCAGAACGGAAGTACTGTGCTCAATGCTGGCACGTCCTACACTGGTAACATTCGTTGGATTCAAGTGGTGAACGACGCGGTGCTTGGTACTGTTGCTAGCGCGTCTGGCAACGTGCTTAACCCCACTCGTTTACAGACGATTACGTTGCCTGCCGGATTGGGTATTGGTGGCCGATTCTCGTCGGTTGCAGTGACCAGCGGTGTTGTCATTGTCTACTTTGAATAATGTCGCAGTTTGCCCAGAGCGGTAGTGCGATGGATGATGCGATCGGTGAAGATGGCGATCGTGGGTTTTTTGGCGTAAACCAGAGGTTGCAGCTTAACCAGTTGCAGCCGGGTGAGGTTAGGGAGTCCTTGAATGGGCGCATGGAGGGTTACTGGAGGCCTCGTAAGGGGATCGTGGAGAAGACCAGTGCGTTTACTACTGGAGGAACTCCGTTGCAGTTACCATTCTACCTAGTTGGATCGAGCGTTGCGATTACAGCTGCATCTGTGACTGCTGGGGTTGTAACATTGACCACGGCATCGGCGCATGGTCTTACCAATGGTGCTACGCTCAACATCGAGGGGATTGGTTACACTACGGGGACTGACCCTAATGGTGTATTTACTGCCACAACCGCAAGTGGGACTAGTATCACATATCCATTGGTTGGTGGTTCTGGAACCTACACGACGACAGCGGCATCTGTCATCACCTCGACATCAAAAGCAATTTCCAATGTGACGGTTCCAACGACTGGGACTATCCGCATCACGGTTACGGCTCATGGATTTGAGGCAGGATCTACTGGTTGGGCGAGAATAACAGGCTTAGATTCTGCGGTTAATGGAGATTATCTACTGTCGTACTTTGACGCAAATACGTTGCAGTATACCGTGGCAGGAGTGACCTCCGTTTCCGATGTTAATGGCACTTTGTCCCAGATGCCGATCAACGATGCGGCCAGCGCCAACGTCCGAGCATCCTGCTTGTTCAGCGATCCCAATACTGGCAACAAGGAGTATGTTATCATTGCCTTGGATACCCTCGCCAAGAAGGTTGATCTAGCGGACTACAGCGTTACAAATATTCCCTACCCTCCGGGCCAAGCACTAGTAGCCGACACCGACATGATACAGGTGTTCGACAAGGTGATGCTCTTCCGTGATGGACAGCAGGCGTTTGAATGGTATCCAAATGGTCGCTCAATCGACTCCGCATCACAAGCAGGAACTACCACCGTGACAATGAATGTTAAGGAACATGGTTTGCTTGCTGGTGCTACAATCGTTGTTGCGGGACTTACTGGTGGTACGCCTGCCAATGGAACATTCGTTGTTGATTCTGTCATCAATCAAGACTCTTTTACGTACATCTTCACAACGAGTCAAACTCAAACCTTTGGCGTTTCTGCCGCAACTATGACCGATGGGTTTACCCTGTCGCCCGGTGGTGCGTACACCCAACCGCAAACATTCAACATTCAAGCAAAGGATGTCGATGTCGTTTCTGGATTGGTGACTGCTACCGTTACGGGCAATGTTACCGTTAGGGCTGGAGACATCATCGTGGTTCGTGAATCTGCAACACCAGAGCTTTCTGGGATGGTTGGTAACGAGTACTATGTGACCGAGGCTACAACCACCACAATCAAGTGGTATGCGCCAATTGGAGACTACAATACATCATCCTCTGATTCCTTTGAATTCGGTGGCAGGTTCAGCGTAGGTGGCGGGTTCATGCACCAACCCGGTGCGCCTTGGGGTGTTTACTTCCAGCGTAGATTGTGGGTTCCACACTACTACAATCAGTCTGGGGCTTACAATGCGCCTGTCTACACTAGTACCAAGATCACCGATGAGATTGCGGTTTCCGACATTCTGGATACCACAACCTTTGACCAGATCGAAAACCAGTTCCGCATTAGCGGTGGTACTGCCGATTATGTGGTAGGAATGCATGGATTTTACGACGATGCGCTGATTGTGCTTAACCGCAATAGCTTGCACCTTATTTCTGGAACGGTTGGCAGTCTACTGGACACTAAGGTCACCGAATTAACCTCCGAGGTTGGATGCTTGGCCCGTAGGACTATCGTTTCCCGTGGTAACATTGTCATGTTCCTGTCTGATGATGGGGTTTATGCTGTCGAATTCCTCAACGATTATAACCTGCGTGGGGCAGATGAGCCAATTTCCAAGAACATTCAGCCCTACATCGACCGCATCAACAAGGATTATGCTGACCGAGCAGTAGGAATCTTGTTCGATAACCGCTACTACCTTGCTGTCCCACTTGATTCTGTGGTAGGTGCTAACGATGCGCGTGGAAATAACTCAATTTTAGTGTTCAACTTCCTAAATAAAGGCTGGGAATCGCTGGATACCTTTGGAGATTCGCGGTTTTTGATTGAAAACTTCGTTATTGGAAGCGCGGGTGTGCGAGATAACATCTATGCGGTGACCGCTAACGGTGGTTTGCATCAACTTGAGGCAGCAGATACATCCGTTGACCGATTGAGCGTATCCAATACAGCAAACTTAGTAGTAACTCCTACGATCAACGCTTCTTTGACAACCCGTGGTTACGATTTGGGAACCATGGAGCGCAAAAGGTTCACCGATGCACAGATTGTAATGCAGAACCTTGCTGGCGAAACCGGCGAGTACAGCATATCCTTTGCCGCTGAGGACCCAGATAGCGCGCAACTCATTGGCACTACAACCCAATTCCTTGGTGGGGAGATTCTAGCACCAAGTTCTACTGGCGAGGCAGAAACCGCAGGTGTCCGTTGCCGACTTGGTGGTATTCGTGGCTATACTGGCACGATGATCTTGACAAGAACCATAGGTTCCCCCAAGGTAAACTCCATTAAAGTTGCTGGTTCCGTCACCAACAGACAAATCATCTCACAGAAATAACCGCTATGGGCGCAGTTAATACCACCTACACATTTACGGCTACTGACACGATCACTAGCACGAAGATGAATAACATCATCGACCAGACGACGATTACCGATGAGGCTATTATCGGCACTACGCTTGAGGTTGCGTCTGGCAAACTAAAGGTTCGCGCACAGGGCATCACATCCAATGAGATGGCGACTGGGTCTGTGACATCAAATGCAATTTTGGATGGTACGATTGTAAATGCTGATATTAACGCATCCGCCGCTATTGCTGGAACAAAGATTTCTCCTGCGTTTGGCACTCAAAATATCAGCAATACAGGTGGCAATCTTTCAATTTCAAATACTGGATCGTGTGTTGCGCAAACAACTAGTGGAACGGTTACTGGTCAACTTTACTCTAGTTCCGCGAGCTCATCGGTTGCTGTTGGTTCTGTTTCAAACAATCCATTGGTCGTGTTCACCAACAACGCCGAGCGCATGCGGATTACCGCTGCTGGTAATGTTGGGGTTGGGACAACAAATCCAGAAAATAAATTTGAAGTAAACAACTATATTGCAGCCAAATCATCGACAAATACCCAAGTTGCAAAAGTTGAAGCACAAGCAGATAATTATTGGAGTGGTCCAACACATACTGGCACATCAATAATCCAAGGTGGAAGTGCGACAACTGGCACAAATTGCGGATTGTCAAATGCAAATCTTGGTGTCTTATCATTTCAAAATGGAAGTGCTGGTCTAATCGCCACAAATGGAGCATCTCCAGTTGTATTTGGCACAACCTCTTCCGAGCGTATGCGGATTACCGCTGCTGGTAATGTTGGCATTGGGAAAACCAACCCATCCACTATTCTAGATGTTAACGGAACCGTAACCGCAACAGCTTTCGCTGGGCCGCTTACTGGTAATGCCTCAACCGCAACAACGGCTGCTTCATGTAGTGGGAACTCTGCCACGGCGACCAATCTTTCAACAAACAGAACCAATTGGTCCACAAACGGAACTATTTCCGCAACTGTTGGACAATTAGCATGGAAAAATTTTGGCAATAATCATACTATTTTTGATGCATCACAAGGAACAACTCCAAGTGGAACATCTTGTAATCAATTTAATGCTGATGTTGGGTGGTCTGGTGGACTTCCAACTCTCATGGGTTGGAATGGAACCAATACACATGGAGTGCGTGTTGATTCCGCTAAATTTGCTGATTCTGCAACTAATGCAACTAATGCAACCACAGCATCCACGGTATCCAACGGAGCTATTACCGCTGTAAAACTAAATGGAGCGCAGAGTGGTGATGCTCCAATCTTTGGTGTTAGGGCATGGGTCAACTTTAACGGTACATCTGGATCTACAGCAATTAGGCAAGCAGGAAATGTATCTTCGGTAACCAGAAATGCTCTTGGTCGTTATACGATAACATTCTCTACTGCAATGCAAGACACGAACTACGCTATTGTAGGATTCGCAAGAGATGCGGACAATTCAGGTGGTAATTACTTTGTGTCAGCTTTGTCTGGTGATACGAAAACAACAACACAAGTACAAATTGAGGTTAATTCAACAGGTGGAACTGTAGACTCGCCAGAGGTTAATCTGATGATCATTCGATGAACCAGCATTTAGCAAAAGCATTTAATGACTACTCAAATCACAACACAAACTTTGCACATTTGCTTGATTGGCATCTGTGTCATGGTTTTGTTTTGTGCCGTCCCGAATGCTTTGCAATTGGATTTTTCACGCACTCAAGCGACCCGATTCAACCAACTCAACGGCATCATGCAGATTCGTTGTTCGTCACATACTGCGCTGGAGAAATGCCGTTTGTTCTTCAGCAATTTGATGGAGAGTTCGACTTTGTTGTGTTTCAACGCCAGTTCAAAAACAATCCAAGCATAAGAATCTGGGACTACCAAAAAACCCTTAATAGAATAAAGTAACATGGGATCACTATTCGGAGGAAGCGCACCAAGCATACCTCAACCTACAGACATTTTTAAGGTCAATAAAAAGACTGGTCAGAATCTTGCTGGTAGACAACTTCAAGGTGTCACTGGGTATTATGGTCAAGCGTTGCCAGCATTCCTTGGGATGCAGGGGCAGTACACTCCACAATTCATGGAGCAGGCGTTTGGTTTTGGTGGCCAAGCACTTACCGGACTTCAAGCGTTGCAACAGACCGCTGGTGCTGGTGCAGCGCAATCAATGGCAGACCTTCGCGCACAGGAACTTGGCTTGATGACTGGTCAAGCTGGTACTACCCGTGGTTTAATGGAGGCACTTTCACCAGAGCAGGCTGCGGCAGTCTCACAGGCTGCACAACAAGCACAACAAGCCCAAGGTTTGGAATCAGACTTCATGGGTCGCGCTGGCGGCATGATGGGTCAATATGGATCGCAAGTTGGCCAATATGGGACAACGCTTGGAGATATTAGCGGTTACGCTGGACCAACGATTTCAGAAGCACAAGCTCAAGAATTGGCAGGTGGAACGCTAGGTGGTATTAGCCCATATGTTGGCGAAACAATCAGCGGTGCAAATGCCGATGTCGCTAGGGCTACTCAAATGGCTCAAGAAGCGTTTGAGCGAAGGGGCGCATTGTCGCCAGAAGAACAACGTGCTGCACAACAGCAGGCGCGTGAGGCAGGACAAGCTGCAGGTCGCCTTGGTGGTAATGCCGCAATTGCAGCAGAAATTCAAAATCGTGAGGCGGCAAAAGCTGCAAGGCGAGGTGAGGCAGCTCAACTTGGACAACAAGCATTTGGGCAGCAACTTGATGCCGCTCGTCAACGATTAGCGTCAGAACAATCGTTGTATGAACAACGAGCTTCAGATGTTGCTAGAAATATTGGATTGCAACAAGCTAGATTTGGGCAGGGACTCGATGCTTTAAGGCAACGACTTGACACACAACAGGCACGATACACCCAACTTGGATCGGAGCAAGAGCGTGAACTTTCTCGCAGGCAGAATCTCTTCCAACAAGGAATTACTGGTGGCGCACAACGCGCACAGGAGCGTCAACTTGGATTTGGTCAGTTGATGGATATTGAGCAACGTCGAGCCGCAGCGAGAGAAGAAGCTGCACAGGCAGGTCAACGATCATATGGTCTGGCAAGTGGATTCTACACACAACCCGGCCTTGGTCTACTTAGCGCAACCCCAGCTTCTTATGGTGCTGGAACATCAATGGCAGGAATGGGGCTAAATCTGGGACAAACACTTGGACCACAACTTGACTATAACCTTCCGTTGAACCTTGCCCGTGAACGAGCAGGTGTTTTGGATGCTAGAAACTTGGCTCAATACCAAGCAGATATGCAAGCTATAGCGGAAAGGAATAAAATGATTGGTGATATTGCTGGAACTATACCACAACTTTTCATGTCTTCAGACAGGCGGCTTAAAACCGATATTAAACGAGTTGGCACAACAGATAAAGGACTCCCAATCTACACCTACAAATACAAAGGTCAAAACACAACGCAAATGGGTGTAATGGCTCAAGATGTCGAAAAGGTTAATCCATATGCTGTCGCGGAATTCAATGGATTTAAGGCAGTCAATTACTCACTCATTAGTTAAATTATGGCATTAGTAGCAGGACAAGTACCAGTTTCTGGTTACCAAATCCCAGACTATTCTGGGGCGGCACAAGCAGCAGGCGCGGCAGGGGCAGCACCATATCAAGCTGTGTCTGGTTTGATTGGGCAGGCTAAAGATTATTTTAAGCAGCAAAAAGAAAAAATTAATTCTGTAAATACCGCAAGTCGTATTGCAGGTCTATTGGAGGCTAAAGCTCCAGATTTAGTGCCTGGCATTAGTGAGCTGAAAATGACTCTTGACGATCAAGAACTTCCATTATCTCAACGAATTGCTGCCGCTGAGTCATTATTTGGAACAATGAAAACTGGATTTGAAGTTAATCAACTCATCAACCAGAATGCCATGATGAACCTCAGACAACAAAAATTTGCCAGCAGTGCCGGAGGTAGTGGTGGCAGCGCATCATCTAGTGGACGTGCTTCGTCTAATAGTGGGGCATCGTCTGGTGGCGGAGGTGGTGGTGGATTCTCTTACCTAGATTAACAATGAATCTTTTAGAAGTATTAACTCAAAGCATTCCTAATGCTGGGCCGAAAGCTAAAGCATCGTTTAATGATGCAGAGCAAAAACTCCAAATGCTAGAAGCTGGTGGTTCTAATAGAGCCGGTGTAATTAGACAGCAGTTAGCTAGTTCTATTTCAAGTGGTTCAGACCCATCCAAATTGTTTCAGGCATTAGATAAAATGTATTATTCCTCACTTTCAAGATCAGAAAGTGGATCAGCAGCTAGTCAAGAAAAACCTAAAATTAACGAAGACAACGCTGCATTTGAAATTGAAAGAGCTTTAAACATTGGCGATGAGCGAGGATTGGTACTTCCTGCATCAGATGTAAAGTTTGCAGCAGAAGCAATTGCCAAAGGTGATACTAAAAAAGCAGCGGACTATGCGACCAGATTGTCCTCAAGAATCGAAAGCCTTATTAAGCAGCAAGACGAGGAAAGCAAAACTCTAGTAAAAACACCAGAAGGCGAGCAGTTTTCTATTGGGGATAAAACAGGAACAATGTACAGAGCTGGGATTCCAGTAAGTCGTGGCCAAGAAAACACCGGAATGTTTAATGCGTTTGCGCTAAACGCTCCGACTAAAAAGCCTGCTACTGGTATTCCAATGGTAGGGGAAACTGAGCAACTAATGCAAGCTCCGAGAGTTGAATCTATTGGGACTATTAAACCAGAGCCAGAAATTTATGCCAAACCAACAAAGCCAAAAGATGAAACTGGAATACCAAAAACAACACAATACATTGTAAGTGCTAGGGATTTGTATAAGCAGGGAAATATTCAAGGTGCACTTGACATTCTTAATGGCACATCGTTAATATCATTGTTTCCCGGTGGAATTAAAGAATCAGATTTACCAGATATTCTTGGTGTTCAGCTAGAGCAGCCAGAGCAGCCAGCACAAACTCCAGCAACAAATAAAAGACCACCGCTCGAATCAATTTTAGGAAGATAAAATGACAAAGGATAAAATTCAAGCAGCTCGTGATAGTGGGTATTCCGATGACGAGATTGCTCAGTATCTTTCGTCTTCAGATGAGAAGTTTAAAAAAGCTATCGAATCTGGTTACTCTATTGATGAGGTTGCCGATTATCTTGCACTAAAGGAAAAGCCGCAAGTTGAAGCCCCATCGGAACCGGCTCCAACGAAGCCTGTAGCAGAAGATCAAACGCAAGCTCCGACTCAAGAGGAAGATCCATCGGCAGGGCGTATTGCAGCTGGACTTGGCACTGAAATTGCGGCAGCAGAAGGATTAAAGTATGCTGGAGCCACGCTTGGCCCTTGGGGTTATGCTGGCGGGGCTTTAGTTGGCGGTATCACTGGATCAGTCGCATCCCAAAAAATAGAGAACCCTAATAAGCCTATATCGGTTGGTCGCGTTATTGCTGATACAGCTCTTAACTTTATTCCTGGGCAAAAACTATTCAAGGGGGCTAAAGCCACAACTAAAGTTGGAAAAGCACTTGTTGGTACTGGTCAAGTCGCAGCTCGTGGCGCACTAGGTGCTGGTTTAGCAACCGGCGCACAAGCCGTAGAAAAAGGCATTGATGAGCAGCGAATGCTTACAGAAGAAGAACTGAAGCAATACCTAGCTACTGGCGCAGCGTTGGGTGGTGGTTTAGAAGTTGCAGGCAAGGCAATAAAAACATTTAGCCCAAAACTACAGGAGCTTTTCCAGAAGTCCCCCAAGGAAATCGACGATCTAGTTAAGGCTGGAGATCCAGAAACAATCAAGGCGGTTGATGAGTTTTACAATAGGGCTGATGTTAAGCCAGAGGATCTAGCATCAACCAGCGACGAAGAGTTCGTCAAAAAAATTATTGATAGGTCTGAACCAACTCCAAAAATTGATATCGAAGCTAAGCCTAAAGAGTCTACAGCAGAAATTATCGAGCGTCCGGTAGCTGAGGAAATACCAACGGAAGTCGTGGATGCTGTTCCGCAACGCCAGATTACAACCGAGGTACAAAAGCCAAAGGAAACCGAATACGATATTCCAGAGGAGCCAAGCATAGCAAAGTCAATATCGCAACTAGCTCAAGGATTTAAGTCAAGATTTGCTCCATCTTTGGTTGCTGGTGGCCAGACAATTGCTGCAGAAGCCAAGGCAGCAAAGGCGATGGCTGAGGCTGGTCGGGAAACTGGGGCTATCCTTGAAAGTAAAATCAATAGAATTGTTTCAAAATCTAAAAATCCAGAGGAGGCTAATAGACTTGCATATGAATTCATTAACGGCAAGATTGATGAGCTACCAGCTGATTTAAAGTCAATCGAACAAGACCTGCTTCAGGGCCGCAAATGGATTGATGAATATCAAGATATATTACTATCTAACCATTATGCTGGACGAAGACAACTAGAAGAACCATTGCTTCGTGAAATTGAACGGAGTAAGAATGATGGTGATTACTTAACTAAAGCGTACTTGTTTTTTGAGTCACCAGCATACAATCCAAGCAAACAGCAAAGGGCTGCGCTAAAAGCCGCGCTTATCCGCAATGGGATGGAAGCTGGTGATGCCGATGTTTATTTAGCTCAGCTCGATGCCAAAAGAGCTGGAGGTCCAGATGATGTATCTAATTTCGTGTTCCAATCTCCGGCTGGAATCTTAAAGGAAAGAAAGGAACTTATACCAGAACTTAGGAATTATTTGGGTGAGGCTACTCAAACTGGATCTAGACTTGCGGCAACAATGTCAAAGTTGTCTAGGATTGATGCCTATGACACAGCAGACTTTAATATAAAAACTGGACTTAAAAATTTAGGAATTGCTGTATCAAAAGAAGATGGAATACCTCAAGGCTACAAGGAGTTGGTGCTTAGAAGGACTCCGAAATTAAGACCAGATCAAGAACCACCAGCGGATCAACTCTATGTACCAGAGGATGTTCAGCGATCAATCAATGCTTTGTATGGTGCTGACGCTGACAACAATGCAATTGATTATACAACAAGGCTTATTGGCGACTTTTTTAAAACCGGTGGTTCGTTATCGTCTGCGGTAAAGACTGTATTTAGCCCCTTCTCTTATACCGTGCAACCATTAGCTAACATGGTTTTGGCATTCACTGCCGGAGGGAATCCATTCAAGGGATTGATGCGTGGCGGTAAATATGGATTGATGCAATATAAAAACATAGCATCAAGAATGGGAATTGATTCGGTTGCCGAATTTAAAAGAAGAAAAGAGCTGAATATTATTGGTCAGGGCATGATTCAAGGAAATCTTGAAGCTGGTCTGCGTGGCCCTAAAATTGGAGCGTTGGTAGGAAAGGGAGTAAAACCATTTGGTGTTGCATATAGTTTAACTGACTCAGCATTTAGGAATCCGGTTTACGAAAACAATTTGTCGTTTCTCAATAGGGTTGCGCCATCATCAAGAAGCAATGTGTTATCAAAGAAAACAGAAGAAATAGCTGCTTCAATAACCAATCTTACATATCCGAACTACGATTACGCAAACACATCATTAAAAACACTATCTAAATATCAAGCGTTAATTAGTGCATACGCAACATTTCCATTGGAGATGTTTAGAACTGTTTATGGACAAGGTAAGCTTGCGGCTAAAATGATTGACGGAAGTTTTGCTAACTTTCTTGAGAAGCAATATGGAAGTGTAAATAGGGATGCTATCAAAAATGAAGGTTACGCTAGAGCTGCGAGACTTATTGCGGCACTGTCTATGCCAATGGCTGGAGCCAACCTGTACAGCAAAACTAATGGCGGGGTCGATAAAGATGAACAGGAAGCAGTAAGAGAAAGTGCTCTTCCGAGTTATGATGAATACACTCCAACCGCGATGCATAAAGACAAAGATGGAAATTATTACATAACAAACATGGCGTATACATTTCCACAAGCTGATATAGCATCTGTATTTGTTGCTGGATTTAGAGAAGATGATTTCCCAACTGCGCTAGAAAAAGCAACTAAGTCACTGTGGTCAAAAGTTGCCGGAGGAAACAGCTTTTTAATTGAGCCATTATTTGCAGCGTTTGGAAATTACGATCCAAAGCGCGGAGAGAAAATAAGCAAGGAAGTTGATTCTCTTCCAAATGTTTTGGATCGGTCTATGTGGTTTGCAGAACAGGCATTTAAAACTGGACTACAGAAAGAATTTGAAAAAGCCACTAAGGCATACAACCCGACATCCGCCCAGGAACTTGTAATGAAGGCAATGGGTTTGCGAACTAAGAAGGTAAACCCAGTAGAAGGTGTTGGATTTAGACTTAGGGAAATAACAAAAGACCTTAATGACATTCGTTCTGATTATGCATCGGCCACATACAACATCGCCGGTGAAGATTTAGAAAACGAATACAATAAGCAAAATAGGATTTACCAAGACAACTTTAAAATTTTGTCAAAGCATATAAATAATATGTACAAGATGGGGTTTCCTAGGGAAAAGGTGATTCAAGTAATGGTCGATAACGGAATTGGTAGAGCCAACACGCTTCTTGCCATTAATGGATACACCCCAAGTATTCCAAAAGTCAAGGAGGTAACGGCATCAACCGAGTGGGATAGAATATCTCAACTTGCACCTAAGGAGCAAATTGATGCAATTAGGAAAATTGAAGATCGCAAGATGCGTGAAAGGGTATTCTCACTGCGTAAGTCTGACATGATAGACAAGCGTAGGGGTATTACAGAAGAAGACAAGCTATGGAAGAGCCTTGAGGATCGTGAACGGATTAGCATGGCTAAGGACATGATGAGGCAGCACAGCGATCCTAATGCTGTTCTTCTTGGGCTTTTGAGGAAAGGAAAAATATCTGAAGACAACTACAGGGATATTAAAAAACAAATGCCTTAAGTGTTGGCTTGATAAATAAGCAATAAAACCCTTGCGGAACTCCCAATCAAAGGTTAATAAGTCCAAGTGACTTTAAACCAATGAGTGACGACCCAAACGAAAAGCTGAAGCGTGACTACGTTGACGAGCGTGAGGAGAAGGCGGCTTGGTTCCTTGAAGTAAAGGAGCGAGCCAAGCACCAGCACGGCAATACGGTAGAGCATTATGCCCCAAACAAGGCTGCTCTGGCGTTGTGGCTATCTGCACAGGGGGCTAGGCTATCGGACATACGCGCCAAGACAGGGCTATCCCGCGAGATCATCCGTGGGCTTGAGTGGAGACACAGCGACACCCTAGAGACAAAGCGCAAGGAGTTCTCGATGCGGTATGCTATAGCCGCGCAGGAATATACCGACTTGCTGTTTGAGCGTTCCCAGCAGCTGTTTGACAACCCAGAGGAACTGGCAAAGATTAGTCCAGATAAGCTGGCAGTCACCGTGGGCATTCTTACGGACAAAGCGGCACAGCTTACGGGCATGGCAACTACGGTAGTAGAGCATCGCAAAGGACCAAGCCTAGATGATGCTGCCAAGATGATTGCTGACGCTAAGGCCCGCATCGCAAACAAGGTCAAGGAAAGCGCAGTTGAAGCTGAGATAGTCGCATGATCAAGGAACCAGAATCCAAGTTTGACGGCCCAATCTTTCACCATTATGTGGTCGAGCATGATGGCAATAAGTACAAGTGCAACACTCTTTCTTACGCCTCGTATCTGGCTGAGAAGTTCGATGCCAAGATATGGAATGTGGTTCTGGAAAAGCACATTGAACCTCACATTGGCCTTTGTGGGTACTGCGAAAAGTACAGCAAATTGCATTTTGTGGATGGCAATCGAGGTTCATTTCCTCCAAAAGATGACGAATTTGGATGCGACGAATGCGGTAGCGTTTATCGGATAGTCGACATCCTAATGGAAACTGGAGCATACAAGCAATGAACTGGAGAAAGCACCAGATTCTAACGCCGCCCACTGACGAGGAGATAGCGTTGATGGACCCATCAGAATTGATGGAGATACATCGGATATACCATGAGGCTATTGAGAATGCTGACAAAGATCCATTCCGTTATGGGTTTAGACTACCCCACTGGGAAAAGGCTGAAGAGCAACTACAAGAGGTCAATGAGATCCTAGCATTAGGAGGCAACCGCAGCGGAAAAACTTCGTGGGGTTCGTACTGCGTGGTTAAAGCTGCCGTGGAAAATCCCAAGTCTGAGATATTCTGCTTTGCCCAAACATCCGAGGTGTCTATCCGTCAGCAACAGAGTGCTGTATGGGGGTGGCTTCCAGCTGAGTTACGATCCAAGCAAACCTCCGAGAATGCCTACATCTCGTACACCAAGAAGAACGGGTTCACGGACAACTCGTTAATCCTGCCTAATGGCTCGCAGATCATCTTTAAAACTTACTCACAGTACCAGAACAACCCCACGATCCTGGAAGGCGCAGAGCTTGGTTCTAGGAACCCGCAATGGCATAACATCGGTGTATGGGCAGACGAATACCTTCTTGGCCCAGACCTTATTAACACTCTGCGATTCCGCCTTGCTACTAGGAACTCCAAGATGCTTGTGACATTTACACCAATTGACGGGTGGACTGAGGTCATTAAGGAGTATCTGGACGGGGCAAAAACCATTGAGTCACGAGAGGCTGAGCTTCTTAAAGGCGAGATTGTTCCGTATGTCCAAAGGTCAAAAAAGCACAACGCATCTGTCCACTACTTCCATAGCCAAGATAACCCATTTGGCGGCTATGAGCGCATTAAAGACACACTAATTGGGAAGCCCCGCGAGGAGATTCTAATCCGCGCCTACGGGGTTCCGATGAAGTCCCATACGACCAAGTTCCCCAAATTCAATAAGGTGGTCAATGTCGTGGAACCAGACAAGATCCCAACGCACAATGTCACGCGCTACCATGTAATCGACCCTGCTGGGGCAAAGAATTGGTTCATGTGTTGGATTGCCGTGGACGAGAGCGGAACTTTTTGGGTGTACCGCGAATGGCCAGGTGTAGATGTCGGTGACTGGGCTGAGTGGCGTGGTGGCAAGTGGGTTCCGGGTGAAGGAGCTAAAGGGCAGGGATTCGGCATCCGCGACTATATCGAACTTATCGAAGAACTGGAAGGCGAGGAGGAGATATTCGAGCGTCTGATTGACCCTCGGCTTGGAGCGGCAAAGTACCAAGTGCAGGACGGTTCGTCGTCGATTATTGAGGATTTGAACGATGCTGGCATGGTCTGTATTCCTGCACCCGGTCTTGAAATTGACGATGGTTTGCAGGCCCTTATTGGCAAGATGTCATGGGATACGACGAGACCGTTAGATTCGGTCAACCGACCGCATTTCTATGTCAGCTCGGAGTGTGAGAATATCATCAACGCATTGTCGGAATACACGGGTGAGGGCGGTTTAAAGGAGGCATGGAAAGACCCAATCGACACCCTACGCTATGCCGCCATTTCCAATCTAGATCATGTTGACAGCAGCCAGTCATTTGTTACAACTCATGGGTCTGGTGGATACTAACCAATGAAAAAAGAACCTAAGCCGCTAACTGCCGACGGACTTGTGCTTGACTGTTTGGTCGAGGCGTACTTTAAAAGGCTGCGAGCTGAAAGGTTAGGTTCTACTCCAAGGCTTACGGAAGAGCTTAATATCCTTGAAGATGCCATCAGATACATGAAATCTAAACAACTCCATGAAAACAACCAAAGCTAAAAAGACACCCGCAAAGCGTGGCAGACCGCCAAAATCCAAGGTAGTTATTGACGAACGCCCATGTAGCGTAGCCAGCCTAGTAGCCCAGCAGGAGGAACCCTCCGAGGAATACCTAGTCCTACGGGTATGCAATAACCCCACTTGGGTGGTAGTCCGCATGGACGGGGTGGCAGTCCCTGTAAAATGCCCAGTTCGGGTTTCAAACAAACTTGTTGGCAAACGGATAAAAGTATGCCTAGTATCTGGTGAACCCGAAGACTATTACGAATACGCACCATGAGTCCAGAGCAAGAGATTGAAGACAATGCACTTATCTATGTCGATAAGGAGCCGGATATTGGTGCGTTGACCGATGCCTACGATACCTGCCTTATTGACCTTGACTACTACTTTGAGTCGTGTCTTCGGTCGTACAATGACAGGCGCAACATCTGGGATGGTAAGTCTGATGACCTGCGTAAGAACGGAGCTAACGCATTCCCGTGGCAGGGCGCATCCGACCAAGAGGTCAATGTCGTCGGTGAGCGTATTGATATGTACGTAT